AGCCAGTCGGCGGCAAATCCTATCGAAATAGTAATGCCGAGCATGACCCAGCACAGGTATTCGCACATTTTGTTGACTGTGCGGCGAACCGCCCGCGAAATGCGCACACGCTCACCCCTTTTTCGGGCCGCTTCGCAGCCGAAAAAGAGATCGCAGACGATAACCACAGCCGCAACGACCAACCAAATGATCGAATCCGCAAGAGCTTGATAGAAAATCGACGTCAATATTGCTGTCGTCGAGTTTTGCACGATGGTTTCGGCCATTGTCGATTGTTCGGTCAATAGGTTCATACGGCGTCGATATTATGCGCCTGCTCTTCCTCGGCTCGTTCCGCTTCTCGCGTCGCTTCGAGTTTGGCCAGCGTCTGTTCGTTTCGGTTGTATTCGGCGCTTGCGGCCTCGTATCGGGCGAAATCGTCGGGGTATGTTTCACGAAACGACGTTCCGTTTTTGAAGCATTTCGCGGCCCGTTCGTCCGACGATGCCATGATCGCGCGCAGTTCCAACTGGCGCGACTGTAATTCGTTAATTTGCTGCTGTGTTTCCATCGTTGAGTAAGTTTTTGAGTGTGAATAAATCGCGTCTGCGTTGTTTGCGGACGTTGTATTTGCAGATTTCCCGTTGCCGGAAATGTTTGACGACCGTTGCCGTCGTGATGTCGTCGTCGAAACGGATATAGTCGCACCATACGGTTCCGACCTCTGCGGCGATGCGTTTACGAATGTTGAACGTATCGAAATGCCGCATCAACCCCAAATAGGAGTTTAGGATTGTCGCCAGCTTCTCGACATGCCGGGCCTTGCGGCGGCTACTGTGTCGGCACGCTTCGTTGTAGTAGTGAATCTTTCCGAAACACCGTGCGACGGTTTGGTTGTTCGTGTAGACGCGGTTGTATTTGATAACCGCACCTAAAAACTTGATGCCTTTCGAGTAGTGTTGCAGGTAGAATTTCCGCGGGTGCATCGTCAGTCCCCGTTCTGCGGCGAAATAGTTTCGAATATAAGGCATGGCCGTAAGAAACGATGCCTTATCCCGGACGACGAATGCGAAATCATCGACGTAGTTCACAGGAGCGAGGCCAACGGAGCGCATCCACCGCATCGCGGGTGCGTTGTAGAAATTCGCGTCGGATTGCGACGTGAGGTTCCCGATGGCTAAACCGAGGAACCAATCGACATTGTAGAGGCTCTTCGAGCGCGGCAGGTCAGCCCAATCGCAAAGTGGAGTTTTCCGCACGGCGTTGTCCTGCGGATTATGCAGCGTAACGACGCGGATAAGATACAACAGCGTATCCTTATCCCATCCCTCGTAGCGCTTGGCGACCAATGCGACCAACTCGTCGTAAAGACGGCGTTTGTCGATGCTCATAAAGAATGATTGCAGGTCGAATTTTGCCACATAACAGTCGGTGGTATAACCTTTCGACTGGTGGAATATCTGCTGTTGTAGGGCCTGTATGGCCGCAAGGTTGCCTTTCCCGACGCGGCAACTGAACATGTTATCGTCGAGTGTTCCGCATTCCTCGAAAAGAGCTTCGAGGCGCATGACGATATAGTGCTGCACGATTCGGTCGCGGAAATCGGCGGCTACCACTTCGCGCAGGCATGGTTTCGTAACGATAAATGCGATGGATTGCCGCGGGACATATTCGCAGTTGAACACCTCGCGGGCGAGCGCGACAAGCTCGCTTTCTTCATCAAGCCAAAAGCGTATCGCGTTAGCGGTATGCGCTTTGTTTTTTAAGCATAGGCGATATGCCGCCCGCATTGATTTATAGAACGAGGCGAAAGGGTCTACATTACCTTGAAATTCGGAAACCGGACGCACGGCGTTCGTGTTATACTTGTTGTTGTTGTTCACGTTGCCCGTGTTGCCGTTGTAGATGAACGCGTTGTTGGAATTGTACTCGCCAGTTTTTTGCATTGTCGGTATAACTATGAATGATAGTATGCAAACCCTTTTCAAAATAATAATTATAGGCTCTCTGCCGACGGCCCGTTGCTCTTGCCGACGACACCCTCGCCACGCAGAAAATAGTTTCGCCAACCCCTCGCCTCGTCTTTAATCTTTGCGATAAGCATATCGCATTGTGCTTTTGCGTCGTCACTCATCAGACCCAGCGCAACGGCCATCCGCAGTTTTAGCGACAGGGTGTCAATACGCAGGACGAAATCGTAGATGATTTGTGCGGCCCGTTTCGGGTCGGTTTGATGATTCGCCCGCAGTATCATTTCCTGCGCTTCCTCTGCCACAACGTCGATGCGGTCGCCGATAGTGAATTTGTATTTGCGATTGAATTCCGCCGTCCGGCGATGCAGGAGCAACGCCAGTTGGAACGTTTTGTCGAGGATAGATAATTTCTTTGCCATAGGTCTAACTTGCGAACCCGCACCGCACGCCGACGCGATGCGGCGCGGGAATTAAAAACTGAAAACTGTTTTTACAAAGCGGAAACCGTACGCACGGCGCTCGCGTTACACTTGCCGTAGCTGCCCACGTAGCCCGTGTTGCCGCCGTAGATGAACGCGCTGTTGGAATTGTACTCGCACGATGTCCACGGATAATAACCCGATCCGTAGCAGGTCGTCTTACCGAGGCGCGACAGCGTGCGGTTTACAGGGTCGCTTTCCCGGTCGGCGGACGTTAGCACGCGGTCGTGCATGAGCAGGTAGACTTCATCGACGGACGGCAGCCACCATGCGCCCGCTTCCAGTCCGGTAGTTGCGCCCTCGACCGTGACGCCGTAGTCGAGAGCGGCCGCAGCGGCCGGATAACGGGGAACGCTTTCGCCGTGGATGTCGACGAACCGCAGACCGCCGATCAGGTGCGTGTTGGCCTTGCCATCACGAAGCAGCGCGCCGTAGGCTGCGGGATATTGCAGCAAATGTTCTCCGAACAGATAATCCCGGTAGGTTGGATAGGCGGCGACCAGTTCCGGGTTGGCCTCTTCCGTAAAAGCGCTTTCCCGAATTATGGTGCTGCTTCCGGGTTTGATTCCTGTGGTATCGGTTCCGTTGGCCGAATAGTATTGCAGGAATTTTTCGGGATTACAGCCCGCAAACGACGAATTAACGCCGTTGTTGCGGCGGACATATTCGGTTGACCCCTCGATCAACACCCCCGTCAACGTTGTTTGGTAGTTAATGTCTTCCGGTGTCCTTGCGATCTGACAACCGCCAACAACGGCAATCGCCGCACGGGAGGCGTTATACGTGTTCGAACCCATCACGACGAAATTGTCCGCCGCAGTCGCCGCCCATCCGCCATAATCCGTCGAGGAGTAATTGGGTGTCCCACCTTTGAGTTTCGCGTTGATAGCCGATGCAACATCCGCGAGCGTTGCGCCTGCGGTATACGCTATCGACACCTCTGCGGCGGCAGGGTCGGAACCGAGCTTCAACACGATTGTGCCGCCCGCAGCGAGATCGAAACCCGACAATGCAACCTCGTAGGTATGTGCCCAGCGGATGCTGCCCGAAACATGGTCGAGCGATACGATCAATAGCTGTTCACCTTGTCGCGCATAGACGACGGCCAGCGGTACAAGGTTTGCTGGAATCTGCGCCTTGGCAATCGTTGCGCTTTTGATGTATTTGATAACCCCGTCCGTTTTATCGAAAACGGCGAGATCGCCGATGGCGGCAGCCGATTTTCCGACGACGGTATTCACACCGTCGTAAATCGTTGTCGTTTCATTTTCGATGAACGAAACGGCCGATTTCGTTGAAAGACGTTTCGCGTCGGCCGTATAAGCGGCCCGATCTGCGTATTTGTTAACCTGTGCCATATTCCGTTTGCATTATTGAATTTTCCAGTCTGACACGGCCGCGTTACCCGTTGAGAAATAGAGCGCGCGGGCGGTCTTGTCGATGTAGAACTGCCCGGCTCTGTCCGGGGCTTTCGTCGGTGCGCTGTCGCCGACGAGGGCAAGGCTGTTATTGCCCCATACGTTCAATTCCTTGATCTGCAATTTGGGAATCACGACAGCACCCGACAAGACGGCTATAAGCGCCTTTTCGAGTGCCTCGACCCGCTCGTCGAGGGTGCAGTCGGAGTGCGCGAGCGTATTGATAACGTCGTCGTAGGTGTCGACGACGCGCTGTGCGGATTCCGCTGCATTATTTGCTGCTGTCGCCGCCTCGTTTGCTTTGCCCGTGGCCGTGTTGGCCGCCGTTGCTGCGTTATTTGCCGCCGTCGTTGCGGTGTTGGCCTTGCCTGCGGCTGTATTCGCTGCGGCTGTCGCCGCCGATGCGCTTCCTGCTGCACTATTGGCTGCTGCGGCTGCGTTGTTTGCAGCGACCGTAGCCGCTGCGGCCGCGTTGGTTGCCTCGGTACACGGGACAACGATTTCGGCAAACTTACCGTCGTAGCGTGACAGCAGGTTCGCATATCCGACCTCGATACCCGTGTCGACATACGCGTTGAGATCATCGTCGTAGACCAGCCACGTATTTTTGTCGCTGATTTTTGGCGACGCTCCTGTATAGGAAACATTATCCGGGAAATTTACGACGGTAAGCGACAGCGATAGCGTCAGTTCGTGATAGCCCGTCGGGGCGTCCTCTTTGACCTCTGCGAACCACACAACGGGCGTCGAATACATCGTCTTGTCTTCCAGTTTGACGTTGAAGACGATGCCGTATTGCCCTGTGGTAGTCAGTTCGCGGGTTCCGAGCAGGCGGACATAGACGCCGTTCGTGACCTCGTTAAACGCGATGTCCTCGCAGTTCATGGTCGCACCGGACGGCAGTACGAGTGACGCTGCGATATAGCGTGCCCGGCGCAGATCGCAGACGCCGCCTGCCGGAGTCAACATCGTGGCTTTGATGCCGCATCCCTGCCCTAATTTGATGTCATACATAGTTAATTGCCTAAAATTTTGAATTTCGTTCGATTGGCCTTGACTTTCCCCTTGAGCGTATAATCAGCGAAAATTTCCGGCTTTGCTTGGATGTAGGCAAGGCACTCTTTCATATAACCGTCAGCGATGGCGAAAGCGTCGTTGTACGCCGTTTGCCGCTCGCGATATTCGGTCGCCTGTGAATACTCGTCGCGCTTCTGCACGAAGCCGAAGCGTGTCAAATGGCTTACGCTCGTTTTGACGAGGCGTGCCCAAACGTAGTAGGCCAGCGCCCGGCGCAAACCGACGAAATGTCGTCGGTTTCTACACTCGTCGGTATATTCGCCGCCATTAAGGAGTACGGCGAATTGCACGTGTGTAAGCAGTCGCATGAACAGTTCGTCGCCCAGCTTCGGTTTGATGTCGAGCAATTCGGCCTCTTCGATGGCGCGGGCGAT